TACATACCGCCTAGCTATGTTTTACCTGCCGACAAAAACAAAGCGCGTGATGCGTTGGCAATGGATAGCACTGACTACGGCTATGCAAATGCACAATTTAGCGCGTATGGAAATAATACAAGTTTTAAGGGCTATCCTTATTTAGCTATGCTTGCACAGCGTCCAGAGTTTCGCAAAATGTCCGAAACGATTGCGCGTGAGATGACGCGGCAATGGATTGAAGTTATCTGTACAGGCGATGAGGACAAGAGCGACAAAATCAAAACGATTAACGCCGCGCTTAAAAAATATCAGGTACAGGACAGATTTAGAGAATGTGCCGAAATGGACGGGTTATTCGGACGTGGACAGCTTTATATTGATTTGAAAATGGCGAGCGGCGTTAGTGCGCGAGATGATGTTGTCGAATTAGAAACACCACTTATTTTAAGCCCTGCCAAGATTCCCAAAGATTCGTTGATTGGCTTCAATGCTATTGAGCCGTTATGGACATACCCAAGCGCGTACAATGCCAGCGAGCCGTTAAAGCCTGATTTTTACAAGCCATCTCATTGGTATGTGATGGGCAAATCGGTACACAAAGACCGATTGCTAACATTCATTAGCCGCGAAGTGCCTGACATTCTCAAGCCATCATACAATTTTAGCGGTTTGTCGTTGTCTCAGTTGGCCGAGCCATACGTTGATAATTGGATTCGTACTAGAAACAGCGTGGGCGACATGGTGCATAGTTTCAGCATCAACGGCATTAAGACCAATATGGATGGCACATTATCAGGAGCGACAGACGAAGGATTATTTTCCCGTATTGACCTGTTTAACCGTATTCGTGACAATCGTGGATGTTTTGCTATCGACAAAGACAGTGAGGAGTTTTTTCAGTTCAACACACCATTAAGCGGCCTTGACTCATTGCAAGCACAAGCTCAAGAGCAAATGGCCAGTGTGTCGAGTATTCCGCTAGTGTTCTTGCTTGGTATTACGCCGCAAGGCTTGAACGCATCGAGTGAGGGGGAGATACTTGTTTTTGAGACAACCATCCATTCGTTGCAAGAGTTAGAGTTCAGACACCCTTTAGAGCAAGTGCTAAAAGTCATTCAGTTGTCAGAGTTTGGTGAAATTGACGATGAGATAACATTCGAGTTCAATCCATTGCGCGAGATGACCGAAAAAGAACAGGCCGAGATTAGAAAAATTGACGCTGATACTGATGCAGTGCTGATTGATAAGCAGGTGATTACGCCGAATGATGCGTTACAGCGTGTGGCCAATGACCCAACAAGCCCATATCATGGGTTGGAAACAAATAGCGATGCGGAGTTAGACGACGATGAATAGCTTTTTTCATTTGTTGTCTATTTTGTTTGTTGTAATTTTATCCATTAGGTTTGGTATTTTTTACGAACGGTTGCGAGTCAAATCGGTGTTTATTAAACGGTTTGGCGTGAAAATAACTGATTCTGTTTTTTGCGAGCCAAAAGAATGACTAAACTCGTATCACCCACAGGCAAACCGATACCATTGCGTCCGATGCGAGCTAATGCGCGTTTAGAAGCAATCTATCGTAAAAAACTGCTTAAACTTGTGGATGATATGAACGACAGTATCTTGTATTGGCTGTCAGCAAGCTATAAAGCTTTTGATGCTGAAATGGCTCAAGACGCGAACCCGATTAAAGCACTACAGAAAACAGTAAAAGAGTTAGCCTTACGTTGGCTGAAAAACTTCAAGGTGGGCGCGGATAAATTAGCTGAATGGCACACTAATGCTGTGCTAAACATGACCGATTCACAATTACAGGGTACGCTAAAAGACGCAGGGTTCACCGTCAAAATGCAAATGACGGAATCTATGCAGGCCGCTTATGATGCGGTGATTGCCGAACAGGTCGGACTCATTACGAATATCTCAGTACAACAGTCAGCACAGATTGAAACGCTAGTCATGCAATCAGTACAGGCAGGACGCGACCTAAAGACCTTGACCGATGAATTAGAATCGCGTTTTGGTATTACACGCAGACGCGCTAAGTTAATTGCCCGTGACCAGAACAACAAAGCCACGCAGACATTAACGCGCCAAAGACAAAAAGACTTAGGCATCACTCAGGCTATTTGGAGGCATTCACACGCAGGTAAAGTGCCTAGACCATCTCACGTTAAAGCTGATGGAAAAACGTATGATTTAGATAAGGGGATGTATTTGGATGGTGAGTGGACTTTCCCCTCTCTCCAAGTGAATTGTCGCTGTTATAGCGTTCCGCAAATATCAGGCTGGGTTGATTAACCTAATTATTACGGCTATAATCAGTCATAGTTAATTACCTGTGCTTAGGTGTTAATGCTTAAAAGGCTGTGATGTTTGCGCGTCACGGCCTTTGCTTTTTCTGCGTTTTGTTTTTGGCCTAAATTGATAGAATTGTGATATAATTACCGTGTCGAATGGGTAGCGTAGAGGCGATACATTTGGCATAATTAAACACACGAAAAAGCCGTTTTATCTTGCTAGTTGGGTTTTGTGTTTAGACCCTCCTCTACCTAGCCTAAGATGAGATGGCTTTTTCGTTTCTGAGATTTGAGTTATGAAGTATTTATCTGTTGTTGTGAAAAGTATGTCTAGCCTTGAGATTGCCGAGTTGACAGGCAAAGACCATGCGAAAGTGCTAATTGATATTCGCAAAATGCTTGATGAGCTTGGTATTTTGACAAGCGACTTTTCGACTGTGAGAAAAGTGCGCGGCAAAGAATATGATGTGTTTAATTTACCAAAACGCGAAACGATTATTTTAGTTAGTGGATACAGCGTTGCAATGCGTGCCGCTATTGTTGACCGTTGGCAGGAGCTTGAAGCTAAAGAACTGCTAGAAAATGAACGCAAATCATCACGTCAACAAGCACGACTAGAAGCACCGTTAATGACCAAAGCGTTGCAAGACGCACGCGCAAGACTTGGCAAAGAATCGCCGCCTCATGTTTTTAGCAACGACTACGATATGATTTATCGCATCGTGCTTGGATTGCCTGCTAAAAAATACAAGGCAGAGCAGGGTATTGATGATAAAGCAAACTTGCGTGATGTTTTGTCGCTAGAGCAAATCAAGGCTATTGAGTCACTACAAAGATTAAACCAATCAATGCACGATTTAGATTTTGACTTTGACACACGAAAGGAAAAACTATATCAGGTGTTTATGCGTAATCACGCACAAGCCATGATTGAAGAAATCACACGCGATAACGCATAACGCACACTAAGCCGATTATATGTCGGCTTTTTTATTTACTAAAATTCCGTTTGACTCGCGCATAACCAGTTATTCGCGAATTTCCATAGTTAAAAACTATCAAGATATTTGCACTTGGCCTAAATTGACTGTATGCTTTCAAAAGTAGTCTAATTAGGCCAAAATAACAATGAATCGTGATTGTTTAGCGTTTGACCGAGCCACAGTACGCACAATCGACGCTGACGGCAAACTGCACGTTAGAATTAGCCACATCTCAAAAGCGACTGTTAATCCGTATTACGGTTACGAAATACCTAATTTTGAATCGCTTGGCCTAGTCTCAGACAAAATCTATATGTTATTGCGTGACCCTAAAGAATTAGAAAAGGGCGCGGCATCGTTTAATAACATTCAGATATTTTCTAAACACATCCCTGCTTTTGTTGGTGTTAATGAATCCGAATGGAAGCCGTTTTTAATTGGCAGCACAGGTACAGACGCGCAATTTAATGCCCCTTATTTAGACAATAGCATGGTTATTTACGATGCTATTGCTATTGCTGGCATAGAAACAAAAAAGCAAAGGGAAATATCATGCTCTTATCGCTATACCCCTGTGATGGTTGCAGGCGAATACGAGGGGGTTAAATATGATGGGGTGATGACCGAGATAATTGGTAATCATGTTGCAATAGTAGAATCTGGCCGCGCAGGTTCAGATGTTCTTGTTAACGATAGTAATCCATTTTTGGAGAAGTTTGATATGAGTAAGACCTCCCGTAAGGCGGTGGCGGTTAAGGCTGGTTTGGGAGCATTTCTCATTCCCGTACTTGCCTCCGATGCTAAGTTAGATTTAGCAAAAATTGTAGGGTTGCCAAAAGCAAAAACTATTGACGCTGATGCTACCCGTATTGCTAATGCGGTAATTGTCGCTAGTGCTGGCGTATTGGCAAAAGACAAAAAGCTGGACGTTGAAGAATTGAAAAAGGTTATCTTGTTGGCCGCTGATGCAGAATCAGATAAAGAAATGGATGACAAAGAAGTCGCAAAAGATGACGACGAACAAAAAGAGGGCGAGTCCGACGAAGATTATAAAATTCGTATGGAAAAAAAGACCGCTATGGATAATGACGGCGATGGCAAGGTAGACAAACCTGCTATGGACGCGGCCATTGCATTAGCGGTTAAAGACGCAGAAGCCCGTACCATTGCCAAAATGAAGGCAATCAAGCGCGCAGAAGATGAAGTCCGTCCCTTGATTGGTTCTGTAGTCGCTCAAGATTCTGCCGAAGCTGTTTATAAACTCGCGTTAGACCACATGAAGGCCGACTTATCAGGCGTTGAGCCGTCAGCGTATGGCGCAATCTATCGCAACATGGCCGCAAGCCAAACAACCAAAAAGCCAAACTTAGCGCATGACAGTAGCATTGATTCCGCTACCGCGTTAAGCAACTTTTTAGCAAAGAAATAAGGGGTTAATCATGGGCTTTCAAGCTGTCATCAATCAATATCCAGCACCTGCTGTCGAAGGTATGTTTGCAAGTGCAAACCCTCGCGCCGCTGTTCTCGCTGGTGATTCTCAATTAGTCGCAGGTACAGGCGGCGTTATCGTCGGTCGCTTTGCATGGGTAGATTCAACTAACACTACCGTTCTTAACAGTGGTACAGGCGCACCTGATGGCTTTATCGCCAACGAATTGCAAGCCAGTATTCAAACCATTGCCGAAAGTGCGTCTTTGGTTATTCCTGCTGGCCGCATGACTACCGTGTTTAATCAAGGTGATTTTTGGGTGCGCGTTGCCAATGCTGCTACTCGCGGTCAAAAGATTTTTGCCTCTATTTTAGATGGTCGTGCGTCTGCTGCTGCTGCTGGTGCAACAATCGCCGCCGCTAGTGTGACCGCATCTATCGCTGGCACGACCATGACTGTCACCGCAGTTGGTAGCGGTACGTTAGTTGTCGGTCAAGAAATCACAGGCACAGGCGTAACCGCAGGTACTTATATCACCGCTTTAGGCACTGGCTCAGGTGGCACAGGTACTTACACTGTCAACAATTCACAAACAGTGTCTAGCACCACAATCACCGCCTCCGCCTCCGCTGAGACTAAATGGTATGTAACACATCCCGTGTCGGCAGGCGAATTGGTCAAAATCAGCTCTTGGGGAGTTTAAGAAATGGGCGTTATTTTAGATTTAGGTAACGGTAACAAGGTCGATTCTGACTTTTTAGCAAGCGACTACGGTTTGCACTTGCATGGTGACATTCAAGGCATGGTTCACCCGTCTGTACGCAAGAACTACAACATGGCCGCAGACGCGCAGCCAACATTGATTACGACAAGTAACGCGGGTGTACCTGCTTACATGACTAACTATCTTGTGCCTGAACTCATTCGCGTTGTTGTCACGCCGATGAAATGTGCCGAGATTGTTGGTAGTGAAATCAAGCGCGGCTCATGGGTCGACAAAACCATGCAGTTCGGTATCGTTGAAAGCACAGGTGAAGTAACCAGCTACGGTGACAACAACGAAAACGGCTCAGTTGGCGTAAACCTGAATTGGGAACCGCGTGACGCATATCTCTATCAAACCGTCACG